TCGGCCATCGAGCACTTCTTTATAGAAGAACTCAAGCAACCGAGATACCGTTGATATCCGGGAGGGCTTTAATTCGACCTGATTAACATTGGTCGAGAACGACGATGTGAAGACACCGTCGAACAAACTCTCGCGGTCCCATGTGGCATTATGCCAGTGGTAATAGCCACCAATACCAGCATCTCGCTTCTTCGTCTTTTCCGCAAGTCGGAAACGAGGAACGTCGTGAGACGCAAGCTGGTACTTAAAGGCAGTATCAACACCACCCCAAAGAACATCAGGTACCAAGGCCTTAAGACGGAACCATATAGGTTCCACCTCGGGATCCAAGATATTTCCATAAGGGAGCATACTGGCCCATTGACGAAGCTTGTTAGCGACGTCAATGAGATCAGTAACGCTCCTGATAGGAGCCCTGATGTAGAAAGGAGTTATATCTAACCCGTTCCAATAATGACCGCCGCAACTCTCACGAAATGGACCGGATACAAAGGATTTATCGACATTAGTCGAAAATCCCAGATACCCGAGAACATAAATGAGTTGTTGCGACATATTTGTTGGACAAATAATGTCATCACCGTATACGGAGATACGACCATAGATTTTGGTAAAATGTTGAACGGCTTTCGCGATCACGTAGAAGAGCAAGCTCTCCAACTCGAAAGTGAAGCCATTCCCCATCGAACTAAACATATGGTTCCGATGTTCCTCACCGTCGATGACGGTGACATGACACCTTACAGCGTCAAGGAGGGTAAACCAGGTCACAGGAAGAATTTGGAATACAAGTTCCCGAGATACGGAATCACTAGCGCTCGACAAGTCGAGCGTAGAGAGGTTACCGTATATCGATCCTTCACGTGCCAATGATCGGTTTATTGACTGATCATTGAGATTTATACCTACTTTGCGTAGACAACCACGGAAATGGGAGCCTACACCCTTCTGGATGAACATATTCAGATCGGGCTCCTTGCAAGCAACACGATCTATATCGGTTTTCTTGGGAACGGTAAACATCACGTTGCCGGCAACCTCTTGAAGATCAAGAAGATCACCTACACCTAGCCAGCCAGGCATTTCGGGACTTATCAAGTCCCACCATGCACGGCAGCTGGGTGTGATGTGTGCTTTTCCGAGGTACTTAGAGCTTGGACGGCTCTTTGTACGGGGACGACTCGTCGATGCACCACCGCTAAAACATCCAATTAAGGAGTCTAAAGGTGGAGTATCCCCGATAATGTCACATGTAAGGTTGCGACACCAATCCATGAATTCCTGGTACTCAATGTGCGGAAGGAGGTTAAACTCCGGATCCGTCATAAGTAACCTATCATTCGTGGCCTCGTTCTCCGATTCTGTTGCGAGCCATTTGTTGATTGCTCGCGTCCTCCTAACCAACGGAGGATCAGTATCTTCTGAGACGTACTTAGAGAGAATCTGTCCCTTAAGGTAGTCGGCTTTCACCGACTGGGACAGAGACATTATCTCCTGTACGAGAGACTGGGTTAAGTCGTTCGGAATGTCCAAACTGCGTAGTCGTAGTGTAGACTTCTTTATCATGTGGTACTCCAATCATGACGCTATCGGCATCATGCCGATAGCTGAAGAAATAGGCGAGTATCACAACAACAATAGCGATCATGGCCACGAGGGCCACGGTCGAGATATTGTTGTGTTCACCTGACGTCACACGCACCCTAGTAAGGTGCGGAGAGATCGACGATAGCCGGCTTAAATACCGTCGTGTCGCCCAAGGCGCTCACGAGGTAGGCCAGAATATCGGCGCGCTCATCGTGGTTCGACGTTCCATCGAACGTGAAACCCACATCGCAATAAGCGGTGCGGACCACGGTCGGCTTGGAAATGCCGGCCACGACGACGTCCTGTACGACAGGGATCACGAGCTTAAGCGTTGTCTTACGCCGGCCCGAGGTCGTACGCGAGGTGGAGACCGAAACGGTCTTTTCCCCGATTGGGACCCCGGTCGAGTTGACCAGGGTTGCAACCCCACCCGTGATATCCCGAGGGATAAACGAGTGATCCGCTGCAGCTGCGTCTTTGAGGACGACAGTCACTAGTTGAGTCATTTCTTTGACTTTCCTTAGTCCGGTGTCTTGCTAGACCCGGATGCGGCTAACAACTGGGAGCGGAATTGCTAAACCAGTTGGCGCACCAACGCAAGAGCGTTGAGTGCTCTAGGGGTTGAATAAGGTGTTGGATTCGACCTCATACGGGGCAAAGGAAACTCCGAATGAGCGAATCGTTGGAAGCCAAATCCTTGAGTTTGGAGAAGGCCACCATCAGTTACTTCATCTAATCGGCCGAAGCCCTCATGTCTATATGGAACAATAGAACATGAGTTGCCATAGTTCGAATGGATGGTAGTCTGACCACCTAACGACTGGAGGCCAAGACCCGCAGTTGCACACTGGAGAGTTTCACCGATTGGAACAAACCAATCGACTACAAAACTCCAAGGGCATAACTCCCATGCTATACTGAGGGGATTGGCAAGTCCCGCGGAATTGAGTTTGTAAAGGAGGGGATTAACCACCTGTCCGATAGCAACCGTTCGATAAGACAATTTTGAAAACGTCTTATCGGTAAGGATGTTACCACCATACTCAAAACCAGGATTGAACGCAGAATTCTCCGCCCTAACGGTCGAAGACCCGCGAACAATCAAGTCCTTTCTGAGATCAGAATGGACGACCTGTTGGAGCTCATAGAGATCGGATAGAAACGGCTTAATACCGTAACTATACTCAAGCCATAAGTCCGCCAGGCTTTTCTGGAGGGACCGAAGGTTGATCCGTCTGCCGGTAAGGTTCGCAAGAGCACGAGCAGCAGCGAGGATATTACCTCGCTTTAGCTCGAGTAAAGCTCGTGCGAGCCTAGAAACCATGTCAGACAGCTCATTAATGGTTTGTCGAGCTTGGCCAAGATCAGCACCGATACCCGCATGGTTAGCGGACATACGGTCGAGAGCTTGGTTTACTGATTTAGCATAAGCATCATCAGCACCAGGAACGCCCAGAGCGAAATCTAAGTAGAAATCGACAGGGACAGCCCGGTGAATAGATTGACTATAATATTGATTTTCACCAGGGTAATCATACCTGAGAAAATGATATTGATAGTTCCTATGCTCAATCACCTTACTCACGCTACGGTAGTAATCGTATTGTGAGTGATGATCACCTTGAAATGGCGCAGGCTTCCTAGAATAACCCATGGAACAAGGACCGTAAACTGAGGTTTCGGTCCGAACCGTGGGATCAACTTGAGAAGAATACGTCAAACTTTCGGGGACCATCTCGCTAATGGTGTGGTTACCCACCTCATTAGTGAAGGACGACAAACCCATACCTTATACTCCTGTGCTAACTATCCATTTAGTCTAGGAATGTTATCGAGAATCTCGGATTTAAGCTGATCGTGATAATCACAATCGCATTTAATCCGGAAATTCGCGACAAACTCACCATTCGACCAAATAGTCACTCGATGAGGGATACCGCATCCCCGGCACTTCCAAACTTGACGTCCATCACGTCCTCCATAAATGAGGCCCGGATTGACACGAGTAAAAGAGGCGACGGGGTAACGAACACCCCTCACTTTGATTGATTTCTTCGATCGC